CCTCAGCTATGATCACCGGTGCGCTACCGTTGTTCTCGGCGTTGACAAGTGCCTGACGCCCCGCCTGGGTGAGTTTGAATTTAAAGCTCATTTATAGTGCCTGCTCCAGCTGTAGCCGTCTGTAATGGATCACGCGGGCCGCCACCACAACACCCACATCGCACTCGGCCTGCATCGCCAGCGACAGGGTGTAGTGCGAGCGCACGGGTTTGGTGCGGTCCACCTCTTTGATGATGTCGAGCTGGTACTCGTCGGTCACGTCAAACGCGCTGCCGACCTCCAGCACCAAGTCGAAGGTATGCGGGGGCCGGGGCGGGTCTTGCTGCCACCACTCTTTCAGGGCCAGATCCCCGCCGAAGCTGTCGACCACGTCGCGCACGCTCTTCACGGTGCCTTTCTGCCGTTGAATCGTGATCGCGGCCTTGATGCGCTGCCGCTTTACCGCGTCGGGCCAGTAGTCTTTCCAGGTGTCCAGCGACAGTGCCCATGCCAGCCAGGGCAGCAGCTCGGCCGGGCAGGTGTCCGGGTTCCATAGCTCGCGCAGCGGTACCGGCAGACGTGTAGCACGCTCGGTGACCGCCTCGATCGCTTGCTCGGTCGCAGTGGCGTTAGGGGGCAGCAGGCTATTCATCCACGCCCCCGTTGGTCAGGGTGATGCCGGTGCAGTAACTGGCCTGCTGCCGGGTGATCGGGATATCAGCGACTGGGCTGGCCAGCTCAACTCGCTGGACGCCCGGTTGATGCAGTGCCGCGTACACACCCGACAGGGTCACGTCACGGCCCAGGGCGTGCTGCTCGGCGGCGTAGGCCTCAATCGCGGACTGCGCCGCTGCCAGCACCTCGGTCGAGCCGGGGCCGGCGTAGAAATAGAGCGTGGCGTCGATCGTGTAGTTGACGATGCTGGCCGCCTGCACGGTGACATGGTCGGTCAGGGGGCGGACGCTCTCGGCATTGAGCACGGCATTAACCGTATCCAGCAGGGGCTGATCTGCGGTACCGTCGCCGGCGCGGGCCAGCACGGTTACGACCACATCGCCCGGGGTCGGGCTGGTGGCACTGGCATCGAGCACCTGCCCATCCGCACTGAGCGCGTGAAAAATGTAGGCACCCTCGGGGCCGGCGGTGCTGTAGCCCTCCAGGGCGAGGGTCACGCGGTAGCGGTATTCGGCGTCTGACTCATAGGTTGGCGGGATCGGCGGCACGGCATCCTGGTCACCGGCGTCGATCATCAGGCGGGTGACGCCAAACAGTGCACCGAGGTTGTCGAGGTCGGTGCCCAGGGCATAGGCCAGCATGTTGGCCTTGGTGGCCTCGTTGATGCGTTGGCGCAGCACGGTCTCACGAAATGCGCACACCTGCAGCAGCTTAACCAGGGGCTCTGACTCCAGCTCCAGGGTGTCGGACAGCTCTGGTGCACGGGCGATGAGGTCGGCCTTTAGCTCGGCAAACAGGGTCTCGTAGTCGATGGTCTCGATAACGTCCGGTACCGGCAGCTGCGCCAGATCAATCGCGGTAAATCCGCTCACAGGCCACCTCCTATACGGGCTGTTGTCGTGAGGGTGTCATCGCCCAGTCGGCCGGATACCTCGACCGATACCCCGGCGGGCGGCTCATACTGCATGCGGATGGAGCTGATCCGGAAGCGCGGCTCCCAGCGCATCACAGCGGCGGCCGTGGCGGCATACAGGCGCAGCACGGTGGTGCTGTTCAGCGGCTGGTCGATCAGGTCAGGGATGACGCTGCCATAGTCGCGGCGCATCACACGGGAGCCAACGGAGGTGGTGATGATGTCGCCGATGCTCTGGCGGACGTGGTCGGCCAGGGTGTCGATGCCGCTACCGGTGGTTTTGTGCAGGCCGATCATTGCGGGGTACCGGTTATGCCGCCGTCAGCCTGATGGCGGTGTTGTTTGAGGCTGATGTTATCGGCTGTCAGGTCGCCGCTGGTGATCTGGACGTTGCCCTCAATGCTGGCCGCCGCACCGGAACCGCCTCGGCCACTCATACCAGCCTGGTAGGTCAACAGGCCCTGCACTGTGAGCCGGCCCGTTACGGTGGTTTGCGGGCTGTCGATTTTGACAAAGGTGGGCGTTTTCACGGTGACGTTACCCACGCAGTGCGCCGTCAGGTGGTGGCTGCTGCTGTCGTACTGGATGACGGTGCCGTCATCGAATTCGATCAGGTCGATATCCGGATGGGTGCTGGGCGCATCGAGCGCGGAGGTGTACAGGATCTGGATGATCACAGCCTGCGCCGGGTCGCCAGATGGGCAGGCCAGCACCACTTGAGTCCCGGTGCGCAGCGGCCGCCAGCGGCGGTAGTTGCGGCCTACTTCAGCGGGCCACGGCAACCAGCCGGTGAGCAGGCCGCCGGTTTTGACACGGAGCTTGCGCGCAGCGTGGTCCACCTGGTCGATGGTGCCCAGGCGGATCAGTGATTCAATGCGGCGGTTCAGGTCGGCGGTATTCATACCCCGATAATGCACAGCCCTCGCGCGGGAGTAGAGCGAGGGTGTGTGTAGACCGGGGTTATACAAGCCGGATAAAAATTGGTGATGATCAACTCACTGGCCCGTCGGGTTGTTTTCTGAGCCAGGGTGTAGCTGTAACCTACCGCGCGGATGTTCAGGCCTTCCATCACGTTACGAATATCAGGGTGATCATTCAGGCTGATGATCACCTTGCTTTTGCAAGTTCTGGCCTGCTCGGCGAGCCTTTCGTATTCCTGGAAGGGGAAGTCGATACCATACCCTTCGGTCTGCCAGTAGGGCGGGTCGCAGTAGAACAGGGCATCGTCCCGATCGTAGCGCTGCATGCACGTGTGCCAGTCCAGGTGCTCGATAGTGGTGTTCATCAAGCGGTAGTGCGCATCGGCCAGGGTCTGTTCCAAGTTGAGGATGTTGAATCGGGCCGCTCGGCTGGCATCGACGCCGAATGTTTGCCCCGTTACCTCACCGCCGAAGGCGAGCTTTTGGAGGTACAGAAAGCGCGCGGCGCGCTGAACGTCGGTGAGCGTTTCTGTTGGTGTAGTGGACAGCCATTCCCAGTTCTGCCGGCTGCACAGAGTCCACTTGAACTGCCGATAGAGTTCTTCCAGGTGGTGTTTGACCACGCGGTATAAGTTGACGATATCGCCATTCAAGTCGTTCAGAACTTCTGCCTTGGAGGGTTCCTTGAGGAAGTACAGCGCCGCAGCGCCTGCGAATGGTTCGCAGTAGCTGCGGTGTTCCGGGAACAGGGGTAGCAGGTGCTTGGCCAGTTTACGTTTGCCGCCTATCCAGGGGACGAGTGGTTTGGGCATGTTGAGCTCCTTTCGGTTGGGAGCTCGTGGCCCTCTCGTACAGTGCCAACTGTTTACAGCGCGTGCACTTAATTTCCAGTCTTTGAAAAATTCCTTTAGCTAACAGCTTGTTACAGTTATTACATCTTATTAACTTTTGCATGTGAACCTTCAGACGTTTCTGATAGGCTCCCGGGACCGTGTCGACGCGGTGGGGAAGCCCTGGCTGGTTCACAGTGCCATGTTCACTGTGTATCGGGGTTCGGTGATTGTTGGCGCAATCCCGGACCGCTTCCTCTCTCTTCTCCCGATCTTAAGTGAACGATTTCATCATACCAGCCTGATCGTCTGTACCGTTTCTCTTTACTGCACCAGGTGTTGAATCAACAGATCCTGCACCAGGTCGATATCGGCTTCGGTCCAGCCGACAAGCTCGCGCTTTTCGTACTTCACATCGGGGCCGTTCTTGGCCACGCGATCGCGCAGGCCGTAGNGGTGGACGCGGGCGAGTTTGGCGATATCGCCGAAGAACCCGACGCTCACGCTGTTGGCGTTGTATTTGGCTTTCAGGTACTTGGTGGTGCGCAGCTTGGTGAACATCGCCTTGCGCCGTATCCGGCCAGTTTTTGCTTGCCCGCGTCTGGGTGCATAGGCGCTGCCATCGGGGTTGCGCTGCTCGGTAATCCGTTGGCGTTGCGATCGGCGCAGTTCGGTGGCCAGGTTACGGGCCAGGTGTTTGCGTTCCTTGGGCCCCAACTTTTCAAGCAGCGGGGTTGCCCATGTTTCCAGCCGCTGCAGGTCACTCATCAGGCGTCAGCTTCTCGTCATCGTGCCAGAGCGTTTTGAACAGCACCGGCTCGGGCAGGTTCCATTCGGGTACCGGCTCGGGAAGGTGCTCTGTGGTGTAGTTGCCTTCGGCGTTGCTGTTTACCAGGACTCGTTCGGCCAGCGGCAGGGTAATGCTGAGATCGATCTTGCGGTGGTCGATGATATCCGCTTCAAACTGGATGGCGTCGGGCTCCATCTCGGGTTGGGCGTGTTTGACCCATGCTAGCAGCGGGACCAGCACAGTGTCGGTATGGTCGGCCAGATCGGTGATGATTAGGTTAAGTGTGTACTGGTATTCAAAGTGCAGGCTGGTTTGCAGCCGTGCCTCCAGATTGCCGCGGTCGATGAAGACCTGGAGTTTTTCTGGGTTGCGCTGCAAATCACGTACGCTGGCCAGCAGGTAGTCACGCAGTTCAAGTGGCTTGCGCATAGACCTCTCCGGATGGTGCGATGTAGATGGTTTGATCGTCGTCATCGCGGGTCATGTAGTCCTCGCCGTACAGCTGTACGGCACGGTACCAGGCACGGCGGCGCAGGTACCACATGCCGTCTTTTTTCAGCCAGCGCAAAAATTCACGGTTGCTCTCGTCGAACCAACGCATATCCAGTAGGCCCAGCTTCATCAGCTGGTACAGCGCATCATGTATGGCACTGCCGCGCAAGCTGTCTGGGGTGTCGACGGTGGGGCCTGATGGGCCGTCCCATGCGTAGCCCGCTTCGAGCGTCAAGGTGCCGTCTGGCTGCAATGTGATCCAGTCGGTTTTCAGGGTGCGATCCGGTTTGACACGGGTCTGGAATGTGACGCGTTCGGGCAGGTCGTACTTCCAGTTGCGCTTACGGTACTTCANGCCTGATCCTCTTCCAGCACGCCCAGCAGGTCGGTGCACAGGCCATCGGCCGGGTAACCCGGCACGGCCACGCGAATCATCCGCAGCAGGATGGCACGGGCCACCGGATCTGACTCTGCACAGTGGCGGGTTTGCAGGGTGAGTACGTGCACGGTGCCATCCACGGCGGTGGCTGACAGGTCGCCCAGCTGGTAGCCGTCTTGGAAGCGCGGGGCTGAACAGCCGGCGAGGGTGGCAACGATGGCGGCAGTGAGCAGGGTGCGTTTCATGCGGCGATCTCCTGATTTGAGTAACGGGTATAGGCCTCGGCCAGCCGGGTGTCGTACTGGTTCTTGCGGTAGCCGGGGCCGTTGTAGCGGCGGGCAAAGGCCGTCCAGTCGCGGGCCTGCAGGGCGGTGAGCAGATCCTGGTCGGTCTGTATGAAGCGCACGAAGGTGCCGAGCTGGTTGGCCTCGGTGGTGCGCTGCAGGGCAACGAAGTCGTCTACGCTGTCGAATCCGAGGCGCTGCCAATGAAAACCCATGATCTGGAACAGACCCCAGCTGCAGGACTCCAGCGCGCTCGGCGCGTGGATTTGGCTGGCGTTGTTCAGGCGGAAGTGCTCGGCGCTGAGGCGTCGGTAGCCGCCGGGTGTTTTGTTGACCAGACCGGGGTAGCGGGTGCACAGGGCGGCCACGTCCGCACGGCTGAAACCGTTGGCCCGCAGACGGCGGCGCATGATGTGGCGTTCGTACAGAATGGCGACCCGACCACCGGGCAAGAAGCCATTGCCACGGCTCTCGATCGCCTTCACCGCATACACGGCCGCAGGATCAACGCCCAGCAGCTCAGCGGCCTCGGCGATATCGTCATCCCCCAGGAAGTGATCAGCACTGCGACCCAGCAGGGCCTCGTAGGTCTTTTCACCGACCACGCCATCCACGATGAGGCGATGGGCATGCTGGAAGGCACGCACAGCGCGGTCGGTTTCGTTGCCGAAGTCGCCATCGACTGCGATCAGATAGCCGTGGGTACGCAGGTGGGTTTGGATTAGGCGAACGGACGGGCCTTGATCACCGCGTTGCCAAAATTGCGTGTTGTTCAGTTCCACTGGTGTCCCCTTGCGAGTCGGATCAGTTGAGCGATATTGCCGCGTGCGTACCAGGTGGCGGCAGTCAGCAGGCAGAGCATTAGGATGCCGATCGGGTGGATTTGGGTGCTGCTGATTTTGCCGGTGACGATGCACAGGGCGACCGAGCCGGTCACGACAATCATCAGCCAGGCCAGTAGTGATACATGCCGTTTGAAGCGGGCCGCACCGCGGCGGTAGAACAGCAGCCGCAGGCAGGTGCCGGCGGCGCTGGCGAATACGATCAGGTCGAGCAGGTTCATTTGCGCAGCCCCCGAATCAGGTTGATCAGGTTCACGTCTTCCATCTGCCGTACCACCGGCAGCGTGACTGAGATGCACAGCACGCCGCCGAGGAATCCGGCCACGCCGCTTTCCTTGATGAAGGTGAGGTTGATGATCTCGGGCGCGGCGATGTAACCCATG